CTAGAGAGTATATTCACAAAGGCATTTCGACGAAGAGATTTGAACGCCAGTTCCGTCTGTCGGAGTATGTTGAAGTAATGGGAGCTGATTTCAGGAACGGATTACTAGCCATTTCATTGGAAGTAATAATCCCTGAAAGTCAGAAGCCTCGTAAAGTCGCAATTAATTCTGGTGTCACTTACCAGTCGACACCGCAACTTTTAAACGAGGAGAGTAACAATGGAGAAGGTGAACAAAGCCAGCTCTAAGCTAGAGGAAATGTGTTGGGCCGTTGCGTCGGTATCAAGCGTATTTGTGATAGCCGTTTGTGTCCAACAACTAGTCTAATAAATAAGGGAACTTCGGTTCCCTTTTTTATACCTATGAATTACGATATCGAAAAATTTGATGAATACGGTTACGTTATAGTCACAGACTTTATGGATGAGTCGCGACACTGGCGACTTAACCTAGAGTGTGACATGTATCGTGAGTTCGGTTGTGGTTTGGTCCGCAACGATCACGGGTGGATGCTGAACTCTCCGAACAATCCCTGCAAACTAGACGGTGCAATGATGCGCAGTCATGTGTTTCGGGATCTCGCATCTAACGATAAACTTGTGTCTACTGCTAGGCAACTCCTAGGCACAGAAGACATCGATACCTACATTTCTAAGTTTTTCCCTATGGTCCCTAGAGAGGGATTCTCTGTTGGGTGGCATCAAGACAACCATTACATTCGCGCGAACTCAAAACGATTGGTCAGTTGCGACGTATTCGTTAACGGCGCGGATAAGGAAAATGGATGTCTAAGGGTCGTTGCTGGATCTCACAACCAAACTTTCCTACACAACGATAAGTCTCATGATGCCTTCCGATGGATTCAGGTCAACGAGTCCGAAATGGACATAACCGACATCGAGTTAGACAAACCGTTTGCTGTGTTCTTCCACGTGGATCTGGTACACGGTTGTTATAGAAACAAGAGTGATCGACATAGGTACAGTATCGCTTGGGAATACATACAGAGAGGGCATGTACCACAAACACATAAAGGTCACCAATCACAAGACAGGCTCCCCGTACTATGAAAGTAGTTCAGATTGTCATAAAGGGAAATGCAGTATCCGAAGAGTATGCGGCATTGTCACAGTATTCGTTCGAACGCGCTTTGAGTGAGGGTTACATCGATTCGATAGAACAGTTCGATGCAATCACTCCCGAATCCGAAGACTTCCAAGAACACGTCGACCGATACACGTGGTCTCGCAGTTTGATGACACTGGACAACAAGAAGTTCGGTCAACCAAAGGACGATCACTCACCAACAGAGAAGGCGGGAATGTGTTCTCACTGGGAGATCATGCGTCAGTGTGCGGTTAGTGGTGAACGTGTCTGGGTCGTCGAACACGATACGTGGATGTTGGAGGAACGATACGAGTCTTTCAAGTCTTTGGTTACACTTGCGCCACACACTCTGTATGCGAACATCGGTTTGTTTATGGGGATGTATTCTCTCGACCCACGGTTCTGTCATTGGGCGTATCACATGATGACCACCAATGACTTCCCGATCAACTGCGGACCATACTGCGTACTCCAACGTCTTTTCAGAACATATACCACGAATCACCTATCACATCCAGATATAGATTACTACGGAAAACACGTTACCGCTTTACACCCTTGGCACAACTGTGATACAATGGGCGTTGGTCGTGAAATTGGGAAATTCTTTAACACTAATGATCCGAACAAATCAAACGGGGTACCTACACCCACAACGCAGGTCGTCTCGAAACGACTTGCGGTCACGCAACACCACCATAGTTACAAACAGCAGTTGCAGGACGAACCTTGGAGAAGACACAAATTTTTTCACGTTATTGATTGACACCATCCCCACAATGGGATATAATCCATCCCATGACTAAATTTTATACATCCGTGTTGCGAATGGGCAACAACATACTGTATCGCGGTTACGACAACGGTCGTCAAGTTAAGCTGCGTGTACCCTTCAAACCAAAACTATACGTCACCGGAAACTCCCCGTCAGACTGGAGAACCCTAGACGGCACTTCCGTTATGGAGATGCAGTTCGAGTCGATGAAAGAGGCGACGGAGTTCACCAAGCAGTATCGTGATGTCTCCAACTTCAAGGTCTATGGTATGACCAACTATGCGATGCAGTTCATCGCGGAGACCTTCCCCAACGACATCAAGTTCGATCGCGAACAGGTGAGGGTACTTAACATCGATATTGAGGTCGCGTCCGATCAAGGATTTCCATCACCAGATGTTGCAGAACATCCAATCATCTCGATCTCGATTCGCAAGAACGACGGAACGTATTGGGTCTGGGGACTTAACGACTACACGCCCACGCGCGAGGACGTTTTGTTCATCAAGTGTGACAACGAGGACGACTTACTGCGTAAGTTCGTAGACCATTGGATCACTTACTCACCGGACATCATCACCGGATGGAACACGCGATTCTTCGATATCCCCTACATCGTCAACCGATGTTACCGAATGTATGGTGACGACACGTTAGTAAAACGTCTCTCGCCTTGGGGTGCGGTACGTGAAAGGGTGCAGAAGATGAATGGACGCGAAAACCAAGAATATATCATTGAGGGTATCGAACACCTTGACTATCTTGAGGTCTTTAAAAACTTCACCTATAACACTTTGGGACAACAAGAATCTTATCGACTCGACCACATTGCGAACGTGGTGCTGGGTGAACGAAAACTCTCGTATGAGGAACACGGAAACCTACACACCCTCTACAAAGAGGATTACCAGAAGTTCATTGACTATAACGTCAAGGACGTAGAGTTGGTTCACAAGATGGATGAGAAACTCGATCTGATTTCTCTGGTACTTACCATGGCGTATCGCGGTGGTGTGAACTATGGTGATACCTTGGGTACCACAAATATTTGGGACTCGATCATCTATCGACTTCTGAACAAGAACAAAATCGCGGTTCCGCCTAAGACCGAAAAACCAAAGACTCCATACCCAGGCGGTTACGTGAAAGAACCACAGGTAGGATCTCATGAATGGGTCACCTCGTTCGACTTGAACTCCCTATACCCGAACATCATTGTCCAGTACAACATGTCTCCAGAGACAGTTATGGACGGTCTAGTGGACGCTTCGGTGGAGTCTTTCCTTGAGGGTCAACAGATCCAAGGTGAGGGGTTCTCTCTCGCGCCCACGGGTGTGCGATTCTCTCATGAACGCAAAGGTGTGATTCCGCAGATCATTGAACAGTACTATGCGGAACGTCGGATCGTTAAGGATCAAATGCTCAAGTTAGATCAAGAGTACCAGAACAATCCATCCAAGTCTCTCCAGTACAAGATCACATCACTAAATAATCAACAGATGGCGATCAAGATCCTAATGAACTCACTTTATGGTGCGTTGGGTAACAAGTGGTTCCGTTACTTCGATCAACGAGTCGCAGAGTCTATCACGATGGCCGGTCAGTTGGCGATCAAATGGGCAGAGAGGGCCGTGAATTATGAGATGCAAGACATTCTCAAATCAGATGAGGATTACGTCGTTGCGATTGACACAGACTCCGTTTATATTCGAATGGGTGATCTTGTTGACCGTTTTAATCCCAACAATCCTGTCAAGTTCCTAGACAAGATTTGTTCCGACCATTTCGAGAAGAAACTCGATGAGGCGTATGCGAAGATGGCGGATGCCACAGGTGCGTATGTCAACCGCATGGAGATGGGACGCGAGGTGATCGCAGACCGTGGGATCTGGATGGCTAAGAAACGATACATCCTGAACGTCCACAATAACGAAGGCGTCCAGTACGCAGAACCCAAACTCAAGATGATGGGGATCGAGGCGATCAAGTCGTCGACTCCGCAGGTTGTCCGTGACAAGTTCAAGCAGATCTTCCGCGTCATCATTGAGGGAACCGAAGACGACACCCAAGGGTTTATCCGTGACTTCCGCACTGAATTCAAGAGTATGCCACCGGAGGACGTATCGTTCCCGCGTGGAGTGTCTAATCTCACAAAGTGGATCGACCGCGAGAACGTCTTCAAGAAGTCTTGCCCGATTCACGTTCGTGGTGCGTTGATCTACAACAACGCGATCAAACAGAACGATCTCACCACACGTTATGAAAACGTGACGACTGGAACCAAGATCAAGTTCTGTTACCTCAAACTACCTAACCGATTGGGACAGAACGTCGTATCGTTCCCGCTCAATCTACCCCCTGAACTTGGTCTACACAAGTTCGTCGACTATGACATGATGTTCGATAAGACCTTTCTTGATCCATTGGAACCGATCCTTGATGCGGTCGGGTGGAAGGCAGAACCAGCCGCAACCCTTGAGGACTTCTTTGGGTGATGTGAATATTACCATAAAAAAGTTTTAAAAATGTGTTGACTTATTTTCAAAATGCGATATACTATGCCTGTAAATTGATAAGAGGACATAGTTATGGGTTATACAGCAATGGCGGTTACTGGTTCTGATGGTAACCGATTAGTATCTGGTTGGGATCTTGGTTCTTTGCGAGTTGAAGAGGACTTGGGTGGAACATCTCCCGTGAACGGCGTGGTTGATTATGAGACTAGAGTCTACACCGTCTCTGAACTTCTAGGTGGTTTCAATGGAGTTAGTCGTCCGAATCGATTACCACGGAATCCCACTTATTATCAAGAGCAACAATGGCGTCAAGATAACGCACGATATCGGGCTCACATGCGATACAACCTATTGTTGAATCGTATGATGCATGAAGGTGTTGTTGATCTTTCATGCGAAGTTCGAGTTGGTCGATCGGAAGGTCGATTGTCTGCTGTCACTGTGGTGTCTACTGGTGATGAGTATCGTATGTTTGGCAACACCTACTACGGTCGATACCAGTCATGAACCGCAGTTACGTCCATAGATACGTTCGGAATTGTGCCCAAGAACTGGGTCACCTGACTTACCGTAACCCCCCACGCGGTCATGCGTTTTGGCGATGTGAATTGACTGGTCGATCACTTCCCGATATCGGTACTCCACGAGATGTCAATAATTTCTATAATGATTTCAATCGTCGTGCTCGTGCTCTCGTGCGTTTACGTCAGTCATTAGAGTACCTAGAGTCTGCATAAAATCAGTAATGTGAAAAATTACCATAAAAAAGTTTTCAAAAAGTGTTGACTTTCTCTCATCCTTTGGTATAATGGGTACATAAAGTGATGAGAGATGATTATGACTTACGAAGAAAAGATTGCGATGTACGATGAGAAACTGAAGTACGAAGTGTGCCCGATGCGCATTCGTCAACTTGAGGGTCGCAAGTACACTTTGATGTTCCAAGAGGTTGAACGCCGACTCAACGAGTTTGTTGGTCCTAAAATGGAGATCCCACTGCAATGAGCGTAATGAGAGATTATCGTCCCCGACCCGAAAAGAAGAAGGAAATCCCTAGTGAAGGTTTTGTCGCTTGGTTGACTTTGATCGCGATGGGAATGGCGTTGGGATTCATGTTCGGTTACGGTTTACTTTATACCTAAGAGGGTTTTGTTATGTCTAATTTGTCTATTCGTGTTATCTTCCACACTCAGTACCGTGAGAACTACGGTGCCCATGATTGGGACGGTGAGGGTTACTGCCCTCAGCACTGGAAGTCCAAGGGTGGCTCCACCTATATCGTCTCTGCGTCTGCGGCGGAGATCGCCGATTCGCAGTGGTGGGACACTGTGATTAAGTGCATCTCGCACTCTAACGAGTACTCTGCGGAGTACGTCATCTCTGAGTCCGTTGTCGATGCGATCGACTTCGTGGAGTCAGACCACGTTGAGGAGTGGGAAGAACCCACCTACGCGGTGCTGTCGGGTGATGCCCTTCACTGCACCCGTGAGTCGAAGTCGTTCTTCGACCTCACCCCTGTCGCTAAGCGCACTTGGATTCAGTTCCAAGAGGGCGACGACTTCCCTCTCACCTATGTCGAGTATGATAAGGCGGCATAATTTACTTGACAGGGCCTTATCCTTTTAGTATAATATGCAGTACTAATGGGAGCACTATATGATCTTATCTAAGAAAGACGCTATATGGGCGTCTTTGCAATTCATTGAATACTTCGAAAATTTTGAACGTATCGATGACTATTTTCGTGCGCGTAAGATTGAACGCGTTCGCAATATCCCAACCACATTGCCTGGTTTTGATGTAGAGGATGATCTTTTTCAACAATTTGATCTGCATCCACAAGATATGGATTTTAGAATTCAACAACTCCCTAACGAGATGTTCGACACCTTACTGGAAAAGACAGCATCCTTCTCCCCAGATTCATCGCCGGGCAAGACACATAAAATGGTTGTCATGGAGAAAACTACAAACAGCATTGTTGGGTTCATTCGTTTCGGGTCACCCCTGATAAATTCAAAACCAAGAAACGATTACCTTGGGAGTGTTCCAGATCTCGACATCTTTAATCGTCGAGCGATTATGGGGTTCAATATTGTTCCTGCTCAACCCTTTGGGTACAACTACCTTGGTGGTAAACTGCTAGCTGCTATCTGTTGTTCACACGACAGTCGCCGACTTTTAAACGAGAAGTATGATACAGAACTTTGTCTGTTTGAAACCACATCTTTATATGGCAACCTGAAAGGCGCGTCGATGTATGATGGTATGCGACCTTATTTGAGATACAAAGGCGACACACAATCCAAGTTCCTATTGACCTTGGGTGATGACATCTATCCTCGCATGAGAGACTGGTTCGCTGAGAAGAATGGAGGAGAAGAAATCGTACCGAAGGGTGTATCGTCGCGTAAACTTAAAATGCAAACCAAGATGGTTGGAGTCATAAAGTCGTCACTGAAAAAACACGATCCAAAAGCATACGAGATGTTTTCAAAAAAGATTGCAACTGCGGGTGATGTCACAACACAAAAACGCTTCTACATGTCCGAATATGGTTATTCGAATGTGCGCGATGTCCTTCTTGGAAATACTGATAAACTGGTCAAGTCGGAGAACTTTGATCGATTCGAGTTGGACAACGTTGTTGCATGGTGGAAGAAACTCGCGACCAAACGATACGAAAAACTAACACGAGAAGGTCGTATTCGAAATACGCTTGAGGTGTGGAATCAAGACACTATGGAAAAGATTGATATTATACGATGAACATTACTATTGCCAGACTCAGATCTTTTGTCCGATATGAGGGACCATTACAAACCGTCCTTGACAGTTTTTTTGAAAACTACGTCAAATGGATGAAGGCAAATCCACAACACAATTACGACACTTACAATTGTTCTTTGGATGGATCGACACCTAAAAGAACACCAGAGACCATTGAGTGGGCGGATGTCATTGTTATCCCCAGTGATAGTGAGTTCAGATATCACGGCGAGTTGCAGATGAATCCAAAAGACTTGGCGAAGAGTGAGTCGCACATCGAGAAGATCGCGCCATACTTTGCCGGTAAGACCGTGATCATGTTTAGGAGTGATCGGGGAGATACCGAAGAATTGTATCGAAGTTTTTTGCCAGACATCAAACACTTCATCACGATCGATGAGATTGATTTCAGCGGAAACATTCATGGTATGAAATACCATTTCATTCAAAGACTCAAGAACCCGATTACGGAAATGATGTACGAGGGTAAGAGCATTGATTTTGCGTACTGGGGAAGAATGAAACACGGGAACGACAGAGAGAAGACGATTCGTAAAATCTATCGGTCTCAACTGTCGACTGTCATGGTCGGTGGATTTCCTTCGGGTGTAAAGAGGCAGTCGAAGTGGATCAAGGATTGGAACAAACTATATCCGATGTTAGAACCTGCTCGTGCGACTCTGTGTTTCAACTGGTTGGATCCTCAAGCAACCACATCGAGATACCCAGAGGCACTATCGATCGGTATGATACCTTTCGTGTGGCAAGACTACGACATTAACAACACCTACAACATAGACCCTTGGCAGAGAGTCCAAACGTTCGAAGAACTTGAGGAACGCATCCTTGAGTTGAGGGACGAAGAAGTTCTAAACCAAAAATTGGAGGAGTACAGAAACAACTACTCTAAGGTACTGCTCACCGAAGACCAGTACTTCGCCGAATTTTCCGATCGGATGAACGAAATAGAAATGGTAAAATTACCATAAAAAAGTTTTGAAAAAGGGTTGACTTATTTTCAAAATGCAGTATAATAGGGACATAGAGTTGAGAAAGAGGACACAGAAATGGCACGACACGACAGTTTTCTTTATAAGTGGACTTACTTGGTAGATGGTCGTGTTTATGTTGGTATTCACAAGGGAACTACCTTTGACGGTTATCACCATTCTTCGAAGTGTGAAGAATTCAACCGCCTTTTTCGAACTGAACCCCATAACTTCGAACGTGAAATTTTAATGCAAGGAAAATACGAGACTATGCAAAACGAAGAACACAAAATCCTCAAGTTGGATGATGCACGAAACAACCCCAAATACTTTAACAAGTCTAACGGATCTCCTGCCAGTCAAGGTATTGACCGTGATGCTGTTAAGGAACTTTATGAGTACATTCTTTGTCAAGTTCCGGTTTTAGAATCCGCTCAAGAATTGACAGAATCAGCAAAATCTATTCAGGTACGTGTTGCTGACGAACAGAAACGAGTTTACAACATCGCTTCTTTGATTGACGACAACAAAGGTGACACTGTTGCGACTGGTTTGCGAGTGACTGTCCTTGAAGAATATTTCGACAATCAAGAAGAAGATGAATCTGGCGATGCTATTCTCGACGGTAACCACTCAACTAAGGGAACTGTTGTTGCGAAACACGCTGTTGATGTTCCGGTTGTTCGAATCCCTGTTGAGAAGTATGCACACTTAAACACCGCAGAGATCAAGTTGCTTGGTAACTTCCTGAACCGACAAAACAGTAAACTTGATATCAAGTCTAACTCAGATGAAGATCTAGTTAAGATGATCCACACTAACTATGATGAAGAGAATATCGATCCGATGTCTCAAGAGTGCTTTGATATTCTTTCTGATCTGAACGTACCGAGTCGAACTGCTAGGTCTTTGATGAAAAAGGCTGCTAAACAGATCGAAGAGAACAAGATCAACATGAACGGTAAGAAGATCATCTCTTACAAGAGTGGTGAGTCGAAGCGAAAACTAAATGCGAAACTTGATGAGATTCGTCAAACAGGTCAACTCGCTTACTCAATCACTTCGGGTTCTGGTGGTTCGGTTCAGACACTACTAGGTAAAGTGATGAATGACTATGAGGAAGGTGTCACTAAGGTTACTGTTCTAGTCGAACACCCCCTTCCTTCTTACTATGAAGATTGGAACAACGGAGAGAAGGGTTCTACTACTCGTGATATGTTTGCTTGGTGTCTCGCACCACGTGGTGTTGAAGTTGAGTTTTTGAACCTACCACACCTTCAAGATGACGTAAAGTTCGAAACCGCAGTTCTCTAAACAAATTCCTATAACTAATAAGGGGACTTCGGTCCCCTTTTTCTATTGACAAATACACTAAGTGTGTGATATGATACACGCATGTATGAACTAACTCTATTCAAAAATCAGTTTGATAACAAGACGCACCGGCGAACCACCTTCTTCAACTGGATGGACTTCGTGGTATGTCTTCGTGATTCTTACACAAAGCCGGGAGAAAAAGGTGGACCCAATAGTTCTCCTCTTCTTACTCCTGCTGTGTTCGACGTGGGTACGACGCGTAGTAACAAGTCTGTTCTTTATTGGAGTCCTTGGTGTTGCGTTGACGTGGATGACCCTATTGACGGCTGCGGTGATATTGAGTCCCTAAGAACGTGGTTGAACCGCAAGTACGGTCAGTATGACTATGTCGTCTACAACACAGCAAGTAGTTCAGAAGAGCATCTAAAATTTCGAATCATATTCCGTCTCGACGAACAGATCGAGAACAATCGTATCAAGTCGTTCTGGCACGCTCTCAACACCGAACTGGGTGAACTGGGAGATCCGCAGACCAAAGACCTCGCGCGTATGTATTACGTGCCCGCGCAGTATCCCAAAGCATACTCATTCTTTATGGTCAACTCCGGAGGGTCCGCACTCAACGTATCTGAGTTGATTGCAAAACATCCTTACGTCGAGAAGACAGGTAATTCTTTCCTAGATAGACTACCACCAGAAATGCAAAAAGCGGTGATAGAACATCGTAAGAATGGACTAAATAACACCGACTACCGATGGACATCCTATCGGGATTGTCCGTTCTGGCCCAAGAAACTGGGTGCAGAGTATCAGACAATTTCGGGGACAGGTTGGTATTCGAAGATTTATGCGATCATGGTCGCAATCGCAGGGAACGCATACTCGCGAGGGTATCCGATCACTGCAAAACAAATAGAAGAACTTTGTAGAGAGTTCGACCGCGACACGGGTAACTGGTATGGTAACAGACCACTGCACGTGGAGGCGGATCGCGCACTCGAATATGTTTATAGGAATGGATGAATGAAACGTGTACTAATTACGGGTGCGGCTGGTTTTATCGGGTCGCAACTCATGGCTAGATTGAAAGAAAGAGACGGTCTGGTTGTCAAGGGTATTGACAACTTCAACAAACACTTGTACAGTCCATCTCTCAAAGTTGCTCGCATGAAGCATTTCGACCTCGATATCTGGGGTTGTGATCTCTGCGACGAAGTAAAGACCGAAGCACTCATTCGAGAGTTTCAACCGGACACGATAGTCCACTTGGCTGCAATGGCAGGTGTGCGCGATTCGTTGGGTAAGGAAAAGAGTTACCACCGAAACAACATCGACGCAACACAAAACCTAATCGACACTTGCAAAAAGTATTTCCCCGAAATCCGCATTGTCTACGCGTCCACCTCGTGTGTGTATGCGGGATCACCAGTGCCTTGGACTGAGGGAGAAGAGACAGGTAAACAACTCAATGCGTATGGTTATACCAAGTGGGCAAACGAATGTCAGATGCAGTCTTCCGGTCTTAACACAACTGGTCTACGTTTCTTCACAGTTTACGGACCTTGGGGTCGACCAGATATGGCGTTGTTTGACTTTACCAAAAACATTCTTGCAGGTAACCAGATCACCGTATACAACTATGGTGATATGAAACGCGACTTCACTTACGTCGATGACATCAACGACGGTATTGAGATCGTACTAGATAATGCGGACATCCCAGCAGGTGAAATCTTCAACATTGGACGTGGCGAACAGGTCGCGTTGATGGACTTCATTTCGGAGATCGAGAAGAACACCGGCAAGGAAGCAGACAAGAACCTAGCACCTAAACATCCGGCAGACACCAAGGAGACTTGGTCTAACACTGCGAAACTACAGGCACTTGGATACGACCCAAAGGTCAGTATCGCGGAGGGTGTCGAACGGTTCTACGAATGGTATAAAGAATATAACGGGGTAGACGCCTAATGGCAGAAGACACTAAGACGGAAAAGACTTTCCGCTTGGCGATCGTCGGTCACGGGTTTGTAGGACAGGCAGTTGAGTTTGCATTCCTACATCCACTTGTGCAGCACATGTTGATCGATCCAAAAAAATACAATAATGACGTGGAAGACTTCAAATCCATGTTACCAGATGAACAGCCACACTGCGTTTTCGTATGTGCACCAACACCGTCTAACGATGACGGTTCGGTTAACTCATCGATCGTAGAAACTTCAGTAGTGAAGGCACTGAACTACACTAATGCATTGGTTGTTGTAAAATCAACTATCACACCGGACGTGGTCGATCGTTTGTATGCGTCCATGACTAAAGAACAACACGACAGATTCTGTTATAACCCAGAGTTCCTCACGGAGAAGAATGCAAAGGCAGATTTCGTCTCTGCAAAATTTCACGTAATGGGCGGTACACCAGAAGCGGTACTTGAGTTGGTGGACATCTACGAGATCTTCGGGTCGTGTGAGTCTAACGACTATCACCGAATGAGTGCTTACGAGGCGTCCTTCGTCAAGTACACGATCAACTCTTTCCTATCAACAAAGGTCACCTTCTTCAATCAGTTGTACGATCTGGTGAACCTCTACGGTTGTAATTACAATACGATTGTCCGTGCCGCAGGTAACGATGAACGTGTAGGTATGGGACATACTCGTGTGCCAGGCTTTGATGGAAAACGTGGATTCGGTGGTGCGTGTTTACCAAAAGACACTAAAGCATTCTTGCGATTCTCCGTACATGATAAGGACGATGGTACCGTTGCATCGTTTGATTTACTTGAGAAAGTTCTTGACATCAACAGCGATTATAGGGTACAATACGACCTCGATGAACGTGAAAAAGTCAACAACATTACATTCGTAGATTTCGGAGGAAGCAAGAATGTCGATAATGGACAAACTAAAGAAGAACAGCAAGATCAAGGAGACAGCGACCCTCTCGACGAGTAAGTTCTTCACCGAAAAAGATATGGTGCCAACCGACGTTCCAATGGTGAACGTCGCGTTGTCAGGTTCGGTTAATGGCGGTATCGCGCCTGGCCTTACGGTACTCGCGGGACCATCCAAACACTTCAAGACATCATTTGCGTTACTCATGGCGGGTGCATACTTGAACGCAAAACCAGAGGCGGTTGTCCTCTTTTATGATTCGGAGTTTGGTTCTCCGCAGTCATATTTCGAACAGTTCGGTGTCGACACTGACCGTGTCCTACACACGCCGATCGCAAATGTCGAAGAACTCAAGTTCGATCTGATCAACCAGTTGGAAGAACTTGACCGTGACGATGACGTAATGATCATCATTGACTCGATCGGTAACCTTGCGTCTAAGAAAGAACTAGAGGACGCACTAAACGAGAAGGGTGTCGCAGACATGTCTCGTGCGAAGGCACTGAAGGGTCTGTTCCGTATGACCACACCTTACTTGACGATGAAGAACATTCCGTTGGTTGCTATCAACCACACCTACAAAGAGATCGGTTTGTTTCCAAAAGATATCGTCGGCGGTGGCACAGGTATTTACTACTCTGCGGACAACATCTGGATTCTGGGTCGTCAACAAGAAAAACAAGGAACTGAAGTTGTCGGATACAACTTCGTCATCAACGTAGAGAAATCCCGTTATGTCAAAGAAAAATCGAAGATTCCTATCGGAGTTTCGTGGGAAGGGGGTGTTCAGAAGTATAGTGGTCTTCTCGATGTCGCTCTTGCTGGTGGTTATGTTGCTAAGCCTTCTAACGGCTGGTATCAAAAAGTTGACACAACTACAGGCGAACTCGTTGGGACTAAAGTACGAACAAAGGACACCCTAGAAGCAGAGTTCTGGGAACCTATTTTTGAAACAACTAACTTCGCAGACTTCTTGGAGAAGACCTACAGAATCGGTTACTCCAGTGATGTCAACGCAGAACTGATTGCTGAATTGGAGGAAGCATAATGGATCTGGACTTAGACAAACCATCCGAAAACTTAGACTACACCCTCGAAGCAGTATCGACCAAAGGCAGTCCCATGTGGAATGTCAGTCTTATGCGTTCTCCCTACGAGAACGTGACGATTCGATATCGCAACGTCACCATTGACGAAAGTAGTGAATCTATCAGATTTAACTTCGATGTTATTGACACACCCGATGAAACCGTGTATAATACAGACAATATTGAGTTGCAGAGTTTCGCAGCAGATATCTTACAGGATATTCTTGCGGAAGCTATGCACACCAAAGGTATCCAATCGGTAGAGGGAAATGATGACGGAGATCAACCTACAACAGACGATTCTACGGAATCTGCTGACTAACGATCCATACACGAGGAAGGTCGCCGCCTTCCTTTCACCGGATTACTTTGAGGGGACGTATCAGTCCATTCTCAAAGAGACACTCAAATATATCGGGAAGTTCAATCGCCTACCAACACTGGAGGCATTCAAGATTGAGATTGATGAGAACGATCGTCTACCGGACGAACAGTATCGTCACGCGATGGAGATCCTTCCCGATATCTTTACACACGCCGATGAAGACATGGACTGGTTAGTCGAGAAGACCGAGAAGTTCTGTCAGGATCGTGCGGTCTTCAATGCGGTCATGGAGTCGATCTCTATCATTGACGGCAAACACCAGACCCTCAGTAAGAACGCTATCCCAGACGTATTGACTAAGGCACTGTCTGTGTCTTTCGATACGAACATCGGTCACGACTACCTTGAGAACTCTGACGCACGATTCGACTTCTATCACCTAGAAGAAGAACGGATCCCGTTCGACCTTGATTACTTCAATCGGGTCACCAAAGGTGGTCTTCCTAACAAGACTCTGAACATCGCGCTCGCGGGCACGGGCGTGGGTAAGTCTCTATTCATGTGTCACTCCGCCGCAGGTGCGCTGAGTGCAGGTAAGAACGTCCTGTACCTCACGATGGAAATGTCCGAAGAAAGAATCGCGGAACGTATTGATGCGAACCTACTGAACGTGTCGATGGATCAACTCGAACACTTGAGTAAACCGATGTTCGACGACCGCGTTGCTAGAGTCAAAGGTAAGACCGAAGGCAAACTGATCATCAAGGAATATCCAACAGGTAGCGCACACGCGAATCATTTCCGTGCGTTGTTTAACGAACTCAAACTGAAGAAACAGTTTGTCCCCGATATCATCTATATCGATTATCTCAACATCTGCGCCAGTGCGCGTGTGAAAGGAATGGGCGGTGCTATTAACTCGTATTCATATATCAAGTCTATTGCTGAAGAGTTACGTGGCCTTGCCGTGGAATTCGACGTGCCGATCGTGTCTGCAACGCAGACGACTCGTTCTGGTTTTACTAATGACGACGTGGGGTTGGAAGATACGTCCGAGTCTTTTGGACTACCCGCAACCGCCGACTTCATGTTCGCACTTATCTCTAACGACGAACTCAAAGCAAACAACCAGATCCTAGTTAAACAACTGAAAAACCGATATAACGATTTGAATACATACCAGAGATTTGTCGTAGGTATTGACCGTAGTAAGATGCGTCTATATGACGTGGATCAAAATGATTCTCCCCTAAATAAAGAAGTAGATAATGGACCAGCGTTTGATAACTCTAACTCCGGTCAACGAATTGATTCCGAAAAATTCGAAAACTTCAAATTCTAAGGGGAAGTCATGGATCCAATCCTACACACATTAATAGCGGTAGCACTTATGTGGGCGTGTTACTTTGTTGGCGGTATTTTTGGGAAACAGAAGGGTATAGAAGCGACTCTTGTGTATCTACTAAATACAGGCGCCTGTACAGAAGATGACTTGAGAAAGGCGAATGAGGAATTCGACAAAAAAGACCAGTAAGGTTTACAACTGTCCGGTGGTGGATACCGTCCTAGAGGGTGACTGTGCCTTCGAAATACCGGACGAACTTTATAAGAAGTTCGATCTGAAAGACGGAGACAGAGTCTCGTTCAAACACCAGATCGGCGATCGTTATTCTATGATTATTAAACGAGGTGACCGTTCATGACAGAAGTGGTTATCCGTAACAAAGATATGCTGGAGGTTCTCAACGGGTTCTCCGAAGAGATGCTATCCAAGCCGTCGTATAACGACGAAAAGTATTGGACCTATCATGAACGAAAAGACATAGATCTGGGATCGTACTACACCTCGCGTGAGTACCTCTTAGATTGTTTGTCTCGTGGACGTGAAGGTCTGGTTGGCCCGCCGGATCGGTATTTCGCACAACCGATTTCGAAAATGGTGCGAGAAGATAAGGAGATGTGGGGAGACTTCATGCAGAAGGTCAAGTATGACTTTGCGGCAGAACTTGGCGCTCATACTTCTGCATTACTCTCCTACTATCCGCCAGGCGGGTTCGTGGGTTGGCATACTAACTTTGATGCCAACGCATATCAGGTTTTGTTCACGTGGTCAGAGACCGGAGAAGGTTTCTTTGAATACTATGACAAACAGAACGATGAAATCATCAAGATCCCCGATGTTCCAGGCTGGCAGTGTCGTCACTACTACTTCGGTGCAGGGGATGAAGAAGACCTACATTGTTGGCACGCTGCATACACAGAATGTCAACGCATCACACTTGCATACAAGTTTGTGAACAACGGTAGTATACATAACCCAGAAGACGCACAGGCGCGTCAACTGAGGGACTTACTGATTGAAGACATAGAGACAGAGTAATGTATTCCGACAAGGTGTTAGACCACTACGAGAACCCACGCAACGTGGGTAAGATGGACAGGGAAGACGACAACGTCGGAACTGGTATGGTAGGAGCGCCCGCGTGTGGTGACGTGATGCAACTACAGATCCTTGTTGATGATATCGGTGTCATTCAAGACGCAAAGTTTAAGACTTACGGGTGCGGTTCTGCAATCGCATCCAGTTCCCTACTGACCGAATGGGTCAAGGGCAAAACACTAGATGAGGCAGGCGCGATCAAGAATACAGAGATCGCCCAAGAACTCGCACTCCCACCAGTAAAAATCCATTGCAGTGTACTCGCAGAGGATGCGATCAAAGCTGCTATCAAAGACTATAAAGAGAAGAAATAATGTTAATGACAGCGGGATGCAGTTTCGTCTGGGGAGACGAACTTCATGGTTTTGATAATGATCCACCTACACACTGGGATTTGACCTTTACTCATTTGCTAGGCAAGAAGTTGGGTATTGAACACAAGAACCTTGGTATTTGTGGTGCGTGTAACGAAAAGATTTTCCGTCAGGCGACGGACTTTTTACACGAAAACCCAGGCAAGGTTACGCACATGGTCATCATGTGGTCCGCGCTCCAACGTAAAGAAGTTGTCGAATATATGCCACCAGACCGTCAGGTGAAGATTGGTCGACAGAACGATGTCACTCAGTTTTCTTCGTTACGAACTGACTGTATCTACAACGACCAGAAGAGAAGGTTGTGGCAAGAGTGGTACAATGAAGCATACGATTCAAAGACCGATATTATGCACATGTTGGTGATGATGAAGAACATGGAAGTCATTGCAAGAGCCGCAGGTATTCAGTTGATACAGGGGATGTTCCACTCAAGGAACTGGTCCAATATCCTATCCGTTCTTACAGACAAGGTTCCCGACGAATCTGGTTTTAATGTCCTACCCTTTGAGGATAGAATCGACAATATGCCAGACTACAAGAAGTGGTTGAAGGACTCAATAGGTTCACTTGAAGACTCTAGTCGTGTGGGTATGGGTCGTGGTAAAGACCTCTACACGTTGTGTATTGAGGGCGACGACATGAAACCCCACGGACACCCAGGCGAGAAAACTCAGGTAGTATTCACAGACTTCTTATACGAAAAGTTCATTGACATGCGAGACTAGTTGTAGTATACTGTCCCTCATAAATTAGTAAACCAATGAGGTAAAACAGTGCCCTACATCGATGTATTCGTAGACGACGATCAATTCGATCGAATCATAGTTGAAGAAATAGACCACGCATTATCCACCGACAAGGATGTCGGAATGGACGCAGAGATGCGTCGTTCCATGATGATGGTGAGGAACTATTTCTGTGCCAAACCAGAGATGACTCAAAGGTCATTCCCGTTTATGTTCACTGAAGAGGAGATGGATAATGTCCTACAAAGATAATATTGTTGAGGAGTACGGTTTTCTTGTTAAGAAGTGGGGAGAGAACCCCCGTTCGAAATACAAACGCGAACACCTCGCAAAACTGCGTAGATACATGCTTCGAGCTATATTCAAGTAATGGCTCGTTGGTTAGCAGTCCTGTTCGTTGTGGGTATAACGTCCTACGCATACGCACAGGAAGAAAAAGAGAAAACTGAGATCGAATGCCTTGCGATGAATATCTATCACGAGGCGCGATCTGAGAGTCTCGCAGGACAATATGCGGTTGCGGACGTTGTCCTCAATCGCGTAGAGTCCCGTCTCTACCCAGACAATATTTGTGGTGTTGTATTTCAAGCCGTGACTTGGGAAGGTGTCCCAGTTCGAGACAAGTGTCAGTTCAGTTGGTACTGCGACGGTAAATCGGACCACCCCACTGAGGTTGACTCATGGTTACGATCAATCACTGTTGCAGTCAATATCTTACACAAGGCGCAGTTCCGTGGACTCACGGAGAGTGCTACCCACTACCACACCGACTATGTCAGTCCTAACTGGAACAAGTCTATGGACTACATCGGACGTATTGGAAACCATCTATTTTACTTGGAGACAAGATGATTTTAGAGTGCTTGATGTGCCTGTCACTGGAATCTGAGATTCCCTATATACCTAAAGAAACAAAAACACAACGCATCGTGCGTGAAGTGTTTGAAGACTCCTATTCAGAGAATAAGTCGTTTCTCAAAGTACGCAAGGTCGTAGTACCGATCGATTCGCGTACAGATTTTGTCGTGAACATTAAGAGGAAGCAGTTCCTAACGGTTGTTTATTATTTCAATATCTGATATAATTAGTCATTGACAAATCAATCATTCAGAGGTATAATTAGGGGACGAAATGGAAGGATTAACTTACCCGTCGACATATTTTCGTGATGGTGCCGTTGATCTTGGTAATGTTTACATAGCGATGGATCCAATGGGGTTCATCATTGGTGTTTACAGATGTCCGGAGAGGGCGGTAGACAGGGCGATATCAGAAGTGAATGGTCATTTCCTTGACCAGTGTCACGTCGATGCGACCGACTGTGCTATCTTCGTCGAAGGAGAAAAAGGGAAGGTTACGATACTGATCGAAGCGATCTTAGCGTAACCCTATATAATGTGCATTTGAGTCCCGTTCGTCTAGTGGTCTAGGACTCCGCCCTTTCACGGCGGCAACAGGGGTTCGAACCCCCTACGGGATACCACTCACACAATTGGAATTTATTATGAAAAAACGTGACTACTCACCTGAACAGGTACGCCGATTACAAGGAACCGTTTCTATTGATCACACCCTTGCAAAGATGGGTGCGAAAAAATTACGTCAACTGTTCGAAGAAAATGAGTACATCAATACATTTGGAGCATACAATGGCCAACAAGCAGTCCAACATGTCAAGGCGGGACTCAAAGCAATCTATCTCTCAGGATGGCAAGTCGCCGCATCCGCCAACTCTCATAACGAGGTTTACCCAGATCAGTCTCTTTACGCTGTTGATAGCGTCCCTAATGTTGTCCGGTCTATCAATAATGCATTTAGACGACAAGACCAGATCGAATATCTGG